CCATCTACTACTTTTGTTATTGTTGCCATATACTCGTACATGTTTTACCCCTTAGCTCTCATCTTTTCGGCAAACTCTTGATTGTCGAAAGAGAGTAATAATTGTAATTGTTTAACAGGAAGCCTTAGCTCTTTATTCTTTTCTTGAATAGATATATTTGTAATTTCCCACATTCCAATAGTATTAGCATTGGTATACTCACATATAACACTTCTTTCAGCTTCCTTAAATGCTTTAAGATCATCTTTAGATAATACGAAATTAGTTCCAGATCTTTTCATAGTTCTAATTTCTACAGATCTTCCATTAGGATCTTTTCCATCACATGCTTGTAATTTATTATTCCTAGTTGGATGATGTTCTTCTAGAGGATTATAATTAAGCTCTACACTTAAATATTCTTGAGCTAACCACTCACCTAGGAATTGAAGTTCCTCGTATGGGGTAGTTTCTTTTCTAATTTTAATTGTTTTAGTAACTTCAGATTGTGGTACAGCTGATTCAGAAACTTTAGTTTCTTTAGCTACCTTTCTAATTGTTTTATTTTTACTCTTTCTTGGCATAATTTATTCCTCTAATTCTATTTATAAAAGATATGTGCTTCAATTTGAACTAATCTTTCTAGATGATCAGCCCAATATGGATGGATATAATCTGCGTGGTAATATAATGCACCATCTGTTATATCAATAACATTTTCTTGTAATATTAAATCGGCTATTCTAATTGATTCTAGCCATGTAATTGAATCTTTAGGTTCATCTGATTTACCATCACAGAACCAACTAAATTGGCATTGTCCTCTTACTGGTATCTTTGTACCTCTCCAAGATTCTTTCCATTCTTTTGTTTGATATACTACATCACATATTTCATTTGGGAATTGTAAATCATCTACACGATTCATTGTAACATTTGCTACTGCTACTTTACCTGAGAATGGTTGATTACCAGCTTCAAAATAAATATTTTGTGCTAAGCAATATCTTCCTCCGTCCTCATCATATCCCCATGCTTTATTTGCTACTAATATTAGTGCAATAAAAACTAATGTTCCACATATTATATCAAACCATTTTCTATTCTTATTCAAAATTTCTCCTTGTACTTTTTAACACCTATAGCAAAACCTTCTTCATCTAATTCATAGAATTGTTTTGCTACTGCATAAGGATCAGATCCTTTTCCTACATATTCAAAATTCTTTTGAACTGTTGAAGGATTTACGTGATCCAAATATCTTTCTACGCATGAATCTATTTCTTCTGCATATGCTTCTACTTCTGCGTATGTTCCATATACACATTGTCTGTTTTGTAATAATGCTAATTCAATATTCATAAGTTTTGGTGGAGCTGATAGGAATCGAACCTACGACCTACTGGATGCAAACCAGTCGCTCTCCCTACTGAGCTACAGCCCCTCATTTCTTTTTTTCCCAAAATAATGGTATATGTCTTTTCTCACGTTGTTCTCGCATAACATGAAGCTGCATATATACCACAAACCCTGCTAAAATAGTTAGGATGATAGCAAATATTGTATTAAAATCCATTAATCTTTAATCCCAAAATCTCTTTTAACATCTTCAATATCTTCAGTTACTAAAAGATAAAATCCCCAAAATAACATACCCATATAAAATAATAATTCCATTAAATGTTTTTCCTAAATACGAACTCAATAGCTCGTTCTGCTTCTTTGCTAATTGGTCTTTTAACATACCAATTCCCTGTTTCTGAATCTAAATCTCTAATTATAAATTCTATTTCTTTTGCTGTAATTGGATAACCTTTAGTTATAGCATTACCAGCTATTGATACCATCAATTGATACATTGCATAATACCAACCTTCATTTAAACCTTTATATTGTTGGATTTTCTTTTGATTAACAAACGGACAATCTTTATATCCTGTCCATGATATATCTGTATTTGTTAATTGACCTTTACGATGTTCCATTAATCCTTTTTTAATGGCATCTGGAAGTCTATCGTAAAAGTTTTCAGATGGTACGATGTATTTGTGCTTTGCCATAATTTCATCTGGGTCCATAATTTCTCCATCGTGGGAGAATATGAAGTTGAATGAGTTTTTGTATTTTGAGGGAACGTAATACATACGTGAGAGGTCTTTTGTTTGGGCATCTGCTATATCTCCTATCTCTTTATTTAATGCGTACCAAAAATGCTTGATATCAGTTTTATCAATAAATTTATTAAGAGGAAAGACAAGCCTAAACTTAGGGCTGTTAACGCTACTGCTTGCAGTGCTATAACAAACATACTTATAAGTTTCATATTTCTTTTCTATCTCCTTTATATCACCACTGAAATCATCAACGTCCACAATACCAAAACCACCCCAAGCAAGAACATTCTCGTTCGCCCGAGTCGTGTCAGGTTTATATATAGCCGGACTAATAAGCGGTGCATCAGCTTTCTTTTCATATTTATTTCCTTCAGCTAATCTATAGAGAACCGATTCGAATTGCTCGAATGATTCATAGTCCATACGTTTTACAGTTTTGTTATCGTATATACTATCGAATATTGTTAGTGAGATCCCCATGGTTACCTTTATGTGAAGGAGGTTGCCAACCCTCTGGTTTGGCTAAGTCTGGAAGTCCTAAAGGATTAGGTCTTTCTTTCTTAATTCCTATTTCTTTTGACATATTAGCTTTATGATCTTCGTCCCAAGCTTTATCGGCATCAACACCGAATGCCAAAAGTGTTCCAATAGCTACTACGCATAAATCAATTAGTCCATCAACTATTTCTTCTCCATCCATATTAACTAAGGCTGCTTCTGTTTCTTCTAGTTCTTCTCTTATAAAATCAATTCTAAAATCTAGGAAAGTTTTAAGGTGTTCTTTATTTTTAGGATCTTCTACCCATTTACGAACGCCGAATTTATCCTGCATATCTTCTATATCTTTTACCCAACTCATCCTGTAATAATTCCTTTTGGTGGTGTTTGTATTCCAGATCTAGCTTGTCTAAACTGATCTATTAAATCTTCTATTGGATCAACAATAAACATAACATCTTGTTTTCTAATTGATATTCCATCTTTAGCTTCAGTATAAGGTAAGAAAGGCATAAAACCTATTCTACCTTCACCAGCTGGTATCATAACAATAGCATCTTTGATTAGATAACTATCTTCAGATGTATTAGCTATTTCAGCTATAATTTCTTCACCTGATGTTAATCTTAATAATTTTATTTTCATATTTTTTCCTCAATGGGTATATTATACCACAGTTTTAATTAAATGTAAACCCCCTTTATCCAAAGAAATCCTCTAACGTAGAAACCTTCTCAGGATGCCAACCTACTGCATTAAGGATAGGGGATATAGCATCGATGAAAGTTTTTTGGAATTGCATCTCATAATCAACATAATCATGTAATCCGAATTCTTCCGGCAAATAGTCTGGAAATGCAATAACATTTTCTTTGATTGGATTTGGGGTTGTAAGATATGTAAATTTGATCTTATCGCCATTTCTAAGGTTAGGATATTTCATCAAATTCAATTTCTCTCTTTGCCAATTATAAAGTAAGGATCCACGAACATGTATTGGTGTTCCTTTCTTATAAGTTTTGTTGGTTATAGTTTCACCAGCTTGATTCTTATAAGTGATCGTATCTTCGAATCCTGTTATATTATTTACCCCTCTTGGAAAAGCTATCTCGTGCGGGGGTAAAGTAAAGAAGTGAGATTTGAATTGAGCTATAGCTTCTTGTACATCTATTTCTTCTTTACTGATAATAACTTTAAACATTTCTATTAAAGCTTTACGGCAAGCTTCGGGTGTAGATGATTTGTTAGCTTCAACACCAATTGTTTTAATCTTTGGAACTTTAAATCTAACACCTTCGTTATCAACTACATTTAGAATATATCTTTTCTTAGCTAAGTATATTCCTCTATCAGCAATAACTTCTCTACCCATAACCATTGTATTTTCAATACCACCATATCTTTGATAGATGTTTTCATAGCAATCAATGAATACTTTTTCTAATTCTTTACATACATTATCTAAGAAGTCAATTGGATTACTTGGTTTAAACTGTTCTACCAATGGACCTAACCCAATATATAGGGAATCGGTATCGATTGCTAAGACGTAATCTCTGTTGGTCTGAAGCAGCTTATTTAGGTATCTATTAATAGATTGTTCACCCCAACGGATAATCAATTGGCCAGATAAAGTAATACCTTCAGCAATTCTTTGATCAAAGAATCTGAAATAACGATTACCTAAAGCACCATATAAACTATTAAGAAGAATCTTAATTGCCATTTGTCTATTTTCTGCATGAGATATATCTCTTTGTATTCTATAGATTTCTTGCTTATCTTCCGGATCAGCTTTTTGTAATTCTTTTTGTGAATCCAACATTTGCTTTTTAACTTCTACCCGTTCACTGTACATTTCTTCTACGATCTTGGGAAGTACACCTTGTTTTTTAGTATGGAAGTATTGGCCGTTAGCACATAATCCATAACCATCTTTGTATACTTTTTGCTTACCTTCAAGCATAGAATTTACATCAACATTAACCATTTCTCCGTTAGCTATAGTTTCAGGTGACATATTGTATTGCATAATTAGGGAAGGATATAGTGAATTAAGGTCAAAGCTAACTACATGATTATGTAAACCTATCTGAGGATCTTTAACATATCCACCAGCATAAGTTGTTTTCTCTTGGGGATCTTTCGGGAATGGCATGATAATATTATCAGCATATAAATCACGATGTATGATTGTATCCCAAATTGCAGTAGTACCAAACACATCATTATAGTTAACACCACCACGATATGCTATAGTAAGAGCAAGAGTAATCAATCCCATTTTATCTTCGAATCGATCTACTAATTCTACATCTTTAATATTATAATCAATAAACTTTTGGTGATCAGCTTGGTATAAATTATACAATGTACCATGTTCTTCATAGGATAGTTTAGTTTCACCAAGTACTACGTGAGCAATATTATTAAGAGAATATGATTCTTGTTGCCCATAGGCATAGCCAAACTTCTTAAAAACTTCCATATAATCCATTTGGGATATTCCCTGGAATTCATATGTTTCATCTCGATTCATCGATTTGTATGCTATTCTAGCTTCTCTTCGTTCGACCATGCCCCAAGGGGAAAGCTTTTTAATATTCTCTTCGCCAAGATCTGGACCAAATACTCTTCTAATTCTATTAACCAGATAAGGTATATCAAAGAACTTAGAGTTCCAACCAGTAACAATATCAGGTGTATGTGAAGGTGTAGCCCAGTGATTAATAAATTCAATTAGTAATTCTTTTTCATCTACGCATTTCTTATAGACCACACGATTGGTTTTCATATAAGAAGCATCTACATTATAATCACCTAAGCCCCAAACATAATAAGTGTTATCAATATTATTTTTAAGACAAATAGCTGTTACAGTTTTTAATGCTGGACCAGGCTCAGGAAATCCATCATCAGATTGAACCTCAATATCAATTGAAGTAACATTGATTAGGTTTCTATCGAATTCTATTTCACCTGGGAATAGATCATTGATTAAGCAGGATTGATATCTGGTATTACCGAAGATATGCCTACCTGCTACATGTTCGTTTTCTTTAATCCAATTCTTAGCATCTCTCATAGATTCGAATTGGACAGGAGCAACAGGAACCCCAGTAAAGGATTTCCATTTGGTTGCTTTGTTTGTTCCTACGTAGAGTGTAGGTTTGTATTTGATTTTCTTTTGGACTCGTTTGCCATTTTCTACTCCACGATAGAGTAACATATTGCCATAACGAGATACGTTCGTATAAAAATTCATAATGTGTCTATTATACCATAGTTCAAGTCAAATGTAAACCCCTAATTTCTTAGGGGTTCACTGATATTAATTAAGTCCAGCTAAGAATAATAATCCTGGTCCTACCCCTATAGTTAGGGTAAGGATTAAGATGAATTCGAAACCGGATCTAATTGATTGCTTGTGCTTTCTAATGTAGCCCATTTCAATCTCCTAGTAAATAAGTTAAACTTTTCTACTAGGTTTCTCTAATTCATCATTTTATATTAAATGATTTCTTTGTTGATGCCCCAGTAGATCCTATATCGATCTTCCTTGGACGCCTTTCTTTTGGAAGTTCTACTCTAGCGTAAACTACGAGTATACCATCCTCGAAATCGGCACCATCTATTACGCAGAACTCTGAGAGGCGGAAGCTCTTCTCAAATTTGCGGGATGAAATACCTTTGTATACGAACTCACGATCGTCATTACTCATTTCGCCTTTGATCTTAAGAATACCATCTTTAACTTCAACGTGAATGTCTTCTTTCTTGAAGCCAGCTAAAGCTAACTCAATTAGGAACTTCTCCTCATCGATCTTAACCACATTATGTGGTGGATAGTTATCGTTTGATCTAGCTGAAGAATGAATTCTCTCCAACTCATCGAATAGACTATCAAAGCCTACGAATAGTGAACGTGGTACGTTCATTGTGTTTCTTACCATTTTCATTTCCTCCTATTAAATAGCAAGGTTATTGGGAACCCGACCCTCGGCGTTCCTCAGTATATATTTATACGTAATTACTCTTTACTTTGAGAATTACCTATATTATATTTTGGACATAGTTCCCACATATGTTTGTCTTTGTAAGATATTACCTTAACCTGACGAAGTGGTGCTATATCCTTTGCTAACTCAGGATTAATAATTGTAACTAATCCCCAATCAGCTAATAGTGTAGCGATAGTATTCCTACGCTGCACATCATTCTCCACTAGATTGGAAGGTTTCCCATCTAATAAGAATAATTCTTTGAAATGTACTATGAAATAACGTCCTTGTTTATGTAAGATATGACATGATTGAAATAGCTTATTATCTTTCCTAGAAGCTACTCCTATTCTTGTCAATGTCTCTCTTACCTTAAGAAAGTCATCGGGTTCGTTTAATGTGATTTCCAGCATGTCCGCAGGAACCCAATCGTTAACTGGTTTGTTTTGTTCTTCCACCTTTATAAATCCTTCTCTTCAAATCTTCAATTTGATTATTATTTAGTAATGATAAAACGGATTTAGCTTTCTCATTGCTATACCCATAATATTCCTTTATTATCTCTAAGTTCTCATAATTGAGCGGTTTTAACCATTTAGAGAATCTATTTTTCTTCTTTATAGTATTTATGAAAAAATCAAATTGAAGACGCGCATCTAGATGATGATATTGGTTCATTAGATTTGCATATAATATAGTATCTTGGAAATTAGATAAAGATCTGTTCACCATAAAAGCATTGTAATCTTTCTCAGCTATATCATCCACCATTATATCTTTCTTGGTGGTATTGATTGCTTTTACATACTCAAATGGATTCATTCTTATAATAACTCAATTGTGCTTGTTGTTCAGTATTAAGTTTATGTAATTTATTAACCATATCATTTAGTTCTGCAACCCTCTTATGGCATTCTACTAATTGGCTTTGTAGATCTCTTACATTCTTTTCTAATATCTTTACTGTATCGTCTTGTTTCATTTAAATTGTACCTGTGTCATAGCTTCTGTTAAACATGCAACCATATTCAATTCATGATCTGCAACAAAAGCATTCTTATATTGATAATCAGCTAATATTAATACTAATTGTGGAATCGATTTAGGTTCAACCCTATCATTCATAGCATCATATAACTTCCTAAAGATTGAAGCTGGTTCAGCATCCATATTGTCTGCTACCCATTGTCTCATAGCTTTAAAGTTCTTCGTCTTAAGGTAAGTAATTTAATCTACGATAGCTGAATCCGCTATCTGATGTATTAATATACTTGATTCAATTTTACCTGAAGCTGAATGCCTTTGTAATTCATTAATAACCCTACGCCAATCTGGTTGGTGTTTCAATATTAATTCAGCTATAACTTCTTTATCATATGTAATTGGTCCTTCACAATTTAAAATGTAACAACACCTATCAAGGAATTCCATACATAATTCTGGCATATCCTTTTTAGGGATATTAAATTCTACCACTGCACATCTTGAATGTAGTGGTTCAATAATTCTATTCTTAAAATTACACGTAAGAATGAATCTACAATTCGAAGAGAATTCTTCCATGAATGCTCTGAGAGCAGGTTGGGTGGACTGGGGGTTTAGATAATCAGCTTCATCTAGTATAACCACCTTGTATCCACCCGAAAGAGATACGCTTGATGCGAATTGTTTTATCTTTGTTCTTAGTGTATCAATTCCGGATTCTTCTGATCCGTTAATCATTAAGTAATCTAAACCGAGCTCATAGCAAAGTGCTTTTGCAATTGTAGTTTTACCTGTGCCGGCTGTGCCGGTGAGAAGCATATTGTGCAGTTCACCTCCGTTAACAATATCTTCGAAAGTTTTCTTTATTGAATTAGGTAATATACAATCTTGTATGAGCTGAGGTCTATACTTTTCTACCCAGAGAAATTCATTCACCTAGAACCTCCCAACCTTTCACAGTATCTAATCTAAAACTTCTCCATTGATTCTTATCCAAAGACCATACTGGAAAATGTTCCATATCATCTGCGGATATCTTATCGAAGTTTATTGGAGCTTCATTAGCTTCTAGAACTACGGGGTTGAGGGTACAAGGCATAACTCTGAGTTCGCCTGTGTCGATCTTTTGAAAGGTGACCGTAACCGTGCCTTTCTTTAAGGCTGTTAATAATCTGTGCTTTTCACTTGTTTCCATAATGTTTCCTATATAATAATGTGGGGGAGATATACTCCCCCGATCAATTAAGATTCTACTGAATCTTCTTCGGCTTCAGCAACTGGGACTTCGCCCTGTGGTGCTTCACCATCTTTAGCTGTGTTAGCTTGAACGAAAGAAACAAATCTTTCTCTTAAGCCACCAACTGCAGCCAATTCGTTACCTTCGAATCCACCACGCCTCGAACAGATATCAATAATCTGCACGGCTGTTGCGATGTCTTGGAGGGATAACCCTGGAGCTTGGCCTTGCTCTTGGTTTACTACTTCTTCAGTCATTTTTTTCTCCTTGCAAGTAGACTAATTCCGGAAGGCCGATCATTCGCACCTTCCACCTTATCCTCATAATTAAATGAGAAATTCTTATACATGTATTTATACGTCAAACTGTGATCCGTTCTCTAAAGCTATAAAATAATTTATTGGATAATCTGAATTTGTCCAATATGAGATTAACTTAGAACTTATATTCACATAGTAATCTCCTTTAAAGAGCTTTAGATTTGGTATACTAAAGATGAATTTAAATGCCTTAGTACAAGCATTAGTTTCATCTAAGGTTAAACTAAATACATTTGAAGTTTTATCCTGAGGATCATATACCTCAGCTTTAATAACTCCATCAACACCAGTGATTAATAACTCATCATGAGCTAACACTGATGATGCTCTGCGTAAACTATCCATTTGATCAACTGTTATATTGAACGATAGTTCAGGATCTGGCATATTGATTTCTTTCTCAGGTGTAGTTAACATTTCTTTTTGTGAATAGAAATATTTAACATTGGCACCTGAACCAAGGACCTTCACGCTATCATCGCTAAAGTCTAGGTTGGGATCATCCACTAACCCAAGCACAGACAAGAATTCATGTAAATCATAAATCCCAAACTCCTGCGGAAAGTCCTCAGTAATCTCGGCTGATGCCATAATGTTTTTGGCTTCAGCAATTGTTTTAAGCTGTTGACCTGGACTAATCAATATATTAGGATTAATCGAGGCGAAGTTGCTTAGTACTTCTAACGTTTCTTTACTTATTTGCATTATCATTTTCCTCATCATGAATTGATAACGCAATAATCGCATAGTGTAATACTTTCATAAGATCAGACCTATGATCTTCGGGTAATCCTTTTCTTCCATAACGCTGTGCGTATTTAAGAATATTACCTATAGCAAACCCTATCCCATGTCCACAATCAACAATAAATTCCGTAGATTGGAATTTGTTTTTGCTATAATGTGAATCATAGGTATTATCAATGTAATCGCGGAGCTGTCTTACCAGCTCCCCTTCGTTAAACTTATAGTCTATTCTATAGACCTCTTTAGATTTTGTCATTATATTCCTCGTTAGCTCTTTCTTCAGGATCATAATCTGGATGCTCATTTTCGAGATCCATATTAACTCCAGAATCGACCTTAGTATAAAGATCTAAGAAAGCTTCGATTGTATCATCATCGAATCTATTAATACATAGGTTGATAGCTTTCATTCTATCTTTAAAGATAGAGTAAGTTTGAACTATGTGGCAAAGCCTTCTAGTTGAAATAACTTCATCAACACCATCATCGTAGAATGTTTTACGAATAATATCAGCCCAATCAATAAGCTTATCTGTAAACTCAGGATCAGAAGCACCGAACTTATCAAAATGCTTATTAAGAATTTTCTTCTCAACTGATGGAGAAGCAAACTTTTGATCTACTGATATAGTAAATCTTTCTAGGAAAGCTTCATCGATTATAGAAGCTGCTGTAAATCTTCCATCATCGGAACCTTTACCTTTAGTGTTCGCAGTAGCTATAACATTGAAACCTTTAGCTGGCTTAACAACCTCACCAGTCTTTTTAACTAGTACTGGTTTACCTTCCAAGATACCTTGTAAGCACATGATCTTGTTAGTGGCTCTATCAATCTCATCAAGAAGAAGGATAGCTCCATTCTCCATTGCTTTTAGTACTGGACCTTTGGCGAATACTGTTTCACCATTAACTAATCTAAATCCACCAAGTAAATCATCTTCATCCGTTTCTGGATTGATTTGAACTCTAATGAATTCTCTATTAAGCTTAGCAGCTGCTTGCTCGACCATAAAGGTTTTACCATTACCAGAAAGACCAGATATATAAACTGGATAAAACATTTCTGATTTGATAACTTTTATTATATCAGCGTAAGCTCCCCAAGCTACGAAAGTTGAATCAACTTCTGCGAAGGTTCTTTCTTTATTAACCACTGATTGTGGTGCCATCGCTACCGCTTGTGTTGGTAAAGGAAGAACATTAGATTGTTCCTGTCTTAGAGGTTCAACCAAATGTGCTAGGTTATACCAACCAACTCTAGATCTAAACTCACCGTTTATCAAAGGTAAGTAATCAGACTTTTTATAGCCTAGATCAGCAGCAGTTGAAGTGATTTGTTGAGTTTTAAACTCAGTTGAATCTGGATTTCTTTTTACGAGTTCTTCCAGTATTATCTCGGTGGATTTTTTCATATCATTCATAATTAAATTAACTCCTCAGTTTTATTGAATATGGGTACCATTATACCACACTTTTGGGCCTTTGTAAACCCCCTTTTTGAACTTTTTTTATACTTTTTTCTCATAAGGATATAACCCATTAAGCTACTGCCTTACCAAAGTTCGTTAAAATCGTCTTGTTATTCTTCTTAGAAGAAGAGAACTTTTTAAACGAAGTTCTAATCTTAGCTATAGAATCTTCACTAGTAGCACTGAACTCATCAGCATCTGTTGAAAGATTACCATGTCCTTTTACCATATAGAAATTGCTATATCCTAAAGTATTATCAATAGAAACACATTTGAACTTTCTGTATTCTTTATTGACCTCTTTAAAATCTTTAAATCCATCATAAGCTTGCCAAATCTTTGATCTCCAATCATGGTGACTATCTGAAATAAAGAAACCTAAGGTTCTGCAATTATATCTTTTTTGGATATTTTTTAGAAGTACTGATGTTAGATCTCTTCCTTTTCCGCCATCATGTTTTAATTGTTTCCCATCGATTTCTAAGACTGAACCACTATATGATGTTCTTACTTTTTCAGCATTCAATGAGTGATCAGTATAGGAATAAAGACCATTTGAATCTCCATCAGATAATACGACCAAATTCATTTTTTGAACTGCGTGCTTAGCTTTAAATTCTTTGATCAATCTATGACCAATTATTAAAGCATCATTTAATGGAGTAGAACCAAGTTCTTCTACTTTACCAGTTACTGCATATTCGTTTATTTGAGATGGATCATCCCAATTCCATCTTTGTTCATTAGTTACCTTTCTCATATAAAGACCGAATAATGATTCCTCAAAGTCTTTTTTATTTAAAGAAGAACTAGTTAAAAGAGGTAAGTTAACCCCAGTCATATCAACTTCACCATCTCTGAATTTGCTTAGATCTCTATCTTGTCTAGCAGTAGTAAAAGCATATACGTCAAATGGTATGTTAACTGTTTTGCAGAAAACAACCAAATGAATAAGTTGATCTATAACATCATGTAAAGTAGAACACATAGAACCAGAATAATCGATGAATAATATCATACCATGATTCTTAGCATCAGCTAAATGTGTAACTCTAGCAAATATATCTTCGTTTGTTTTATAAGACCAAACTTTATTCACGTCCAAAGAACCTGATTTAGCAGTTTGAGCTCTTGACCATTGGTAAGCAGCTTTTCTCATTTCGAATTCTTTCACTGCATAATTTGAAGCTTTCTTAACTTCTTTATAATAAGATTTATATTCAGATTTATGTTTTGCAAGAGCTGTTTGATACATATCTTCATCACCAGCATAACACTTCCATGCTTTATCGCGGGATTCTTTTAGTTCTTTATAGGATATTAGTATCTCTTTTCTAGCCTCTTTATTAGGTTCTCTCATATAAAGACTTTGGCCTCGAATTTCATCACCATCTATTAGGTTTCTTTCTGCTCTTCTAAATATCTCATCAGTGATTGAAGTATCTTCATCTTTTTCAGGCTCTGTACTAGCTTCACTATCTTTTGCTTGGCCTTCTTCAGTAGGTTCTTCATCGGAAGAATTGGAGGTAGATCCTGATTCTTCTTTTTCTCCCTCATCAGAAGTTTCACTTGAAGATGTGTTAGTTTTTTCTTCTTCATTTTCTTCTCCTGGCATATAATCATCATGACCAGAGCTAGTAGGATCATTTTCCATTTCTTGTTCACCATCTTCAGGTAATTCAAGATCTGGTCCATTGTCCTCAGGTTTCTCTAATAACTCAGATTGATTTTCTTGGGTATAAGCTAAGATATCTCTGCAAAGCTGAACTACCTCTTCGAATGTAGTAGTAGTAAATGCTCTATCAAAGAAAGCTTTCTCTTCAGGTTTGAATGGTACATCGACCATATTACCTAACTTAGCTTTTAGGTTTATCTTATCTATAAGCTTAACTCTTTCATAATCTAAATCATCTATATCACCAAAGAATTCTCTATCTAATAGATCAGCATATCCTCTTCTAAAAGAACCAACTAATCCTGGATAATCTCTTTGTACGAATTTTTCTATACGTGCATCTTCTATAACATTCATATAAGATCTTGGTACACCTTCGATTTTCTCAGGTGAATCATGCCAACCTTCATATGGAGTATATAGCGCGTGACCGACCTCGTGACCTATAAAAAGGTCATAAGTATCTTTTCCCATATCTTTCCAAAGAGGAAGACCTAGGGTTCTATTTTTAATATCAAACCAAGCGGTTTTATAGTTACCGTGCTGGATAGTTAGGTTCTCTTTTGCGAGTAGCCTTGCGATTGTTTTATTATGATTCATTAAACTCCTTACTTTTTAATTGAATATGGGTACCATTATACCACATTTTTGGCCCCTTGTAAACCCCCTAAATGCAAAAAAGTTGAAAAAAATCGTAACAAATCGTCAGTATTTGTCAGATTATCTGATTTTCGAGAAGTTTCTATCCTTCCAGAACTCTATTTTAGAGCGGAATTTGTTCTCTAGCACATCACCCTTGTGGGATATGATAAACACATTAGAATCTGAATCTAAGGTACTTAATATCTTGGTTAAGCTTTCTATACCATCTATATCTAATGAACTATCAAATGTTTCATCTAATACCAATAGGTTAGTAGCTGCAGAGTTTTTCATTTTGGCTATTTGACGCCAAGTAAACAACAGGGACAGATCAATCCTTTGTTTCTCACCTTCGGAAAAGGATGCATAATTAAACGTGTCCCTGTGTCTAGATCTAATGGTTTCATTAAAGTTTTCATCTAAATGAAATGCTACAAAGAAGTCTAGAACCTGTAGGTATTCATTAATCAATCTATTCATAACTGGGAGATATTGCTTAACTACTTTGGTTTTAATACCAGTATCTTTAAGCATTTCCCCTATCACTTCATTATAGGTTCTTTCTTCTGTATACTTTAACTTATCTTCTGTTAGATCATCTTTATTATCTCTTAGTTGAGATAAGCTATCTTTTGCTGTTTTAACATCACCGGTTTGGCCAGATAGTTTATTAATTTCCTTTTGTATCTTATCAATCTCTTTCTGTAATAGAGATATAGAATCGTTGTTCGAATTAATCTTATTCTGCTTAGCTCTAAGATTATCAAGGTTCTTATTGATCTCTGTAGTTGTGGTTGATAACACTGATAACTTTCTTTGTAAATCTTCTTTTTCAGATTGTACCTCGGCTGCTGTTGTTTTTACTGATTCGATCTTTTCATTCTTAAGTTCGGGTTCAATACTTTGATCGCATGTTGGACAATTATCATTATCTTCATAGAACTTAGCTTCTTTAACTAATTTCTTTATCTCACTATTTAATTGTAAGTTATGGGATTTGATATTTGCTATCTGATCCATTTGTTTCTGGTAATTACCTTCTTCAGTTACCATACTGGCAGAGAGATTCTTTCCTAGCTTTTTAGATTCATCAAATAAAGTGTTAATCTCTTGTTTATGCGTACGGATTGAATCTCTCTTTTGATTAATTTGATCTTTGTTTATACCTTGTAGATCTTTAATGTACTTCTCTTGTGAAGCCATTTTAGTTTTAGTTAATTCTAGTCTGTGCCCTAGATCAACTAATTGATCTTTAATGTTTGCATTCCTTTCTCTTAGTAGTTGGTTCATCTTAGAGAAGATACCAATATCTAAAAGATCTTCTATAACTTCACGCCTTGACCAAGCAGGTAACTGCATAAAAGGAATAAAAGAAGAGCTTCCGAGTACCACAATTTGATGAAAGGATTTATGGTTAAGTTTAAGTATATTTTGTTCAAGAAACTTTTGATAATCTCTTGCATTCGATGCTTGATTGATAATTTTTCCATCTTTGTATATTTCAAACTTATTAGGTTTGATTCCTCTTACTATTTTAAATAATTTGTTTCCAATTTCAAATTCTACCTCAACAACAGTTTTCTTACCATTGACTGAGTTAATCAACTGATTTTTATTTATATCTCTATGTGGTTTACCAAATAAGCCGAATGAAAGAGCGTCAAGTAAAGTAGATTTACCTGAACCGTTTTGGCCTACTATTAATGTTGTGGGGGATTTTTCTAAATTTATATCTATATATTCGTTACCGGTGGATAAGAAGTTCTTCCACCTACATGATTTAAACTGTATCATAATACCTCGAGATTTTGAGCTTCTGTATAAAGCTTCCTTAATTTCACTTTTATGTGATCCTTATCTAGGTCTGTTTCTACTGCATCAACATATGAGTCGAGCATTTCTGTAGTATCTTCTAAGGATACTTTTTCATCCTGTACACTTTCGCCTAAAAACTCTTCGAAGTTCTCTGCTATCTTTAGTTCATAGGTTTCTATACTCTGTAGCTTATCTACAAATTTATCAAACATATAAAGATCATTTTTGTTTAATACAATAACCTTTATAAACTTTTTTTCGAATTCACTTATATCTATATTGTTATAATCCACTGTTTCGTCATCATAAACGAACTTTTTAAATATCGTTATCGGGTTTCTAACGGGCTCTATTTCCCTCTTATCGGTGTCCAGCACGTGAAAGTACTTAGGATCATCTACATCTGCCCAAGTAAATTCCATTTGTGAACCAAGATAATGTATATTCTCTCTACTAGATTTAGTATGAAAATGACCAGTAAGGACCATTTCGAATCTATTAAATATATCTGCATTCATACCATGTGGATTAGATATACCTGCCATCATATCGAATCCTTTTAATTCTAAATGTGCGCCTAGTATATCTGCTTCACAGTTTAAAGCAAAATCTGTATATTCTTGATAGTTACCATTATTAATCCATGGTATAACTGCTACACCTAAACCATCGTAATCTAATACGGTTGGTTTCATTACAATGTTTATATTGGAGGTGAAATAGCCAAGCAGCTCTTTGAGGCTACACAGTTCATTTGTATTTTTAAAGTAGACGTCATGATTTCCGGGAATAATATCCATGGTAATACCTGCATCGCGCATAGGCTCAAGAAAATGCTTCCTATTAGCATTAAGCGCTTTAAAGTTAACGAACTTTCTGTGTTCATAGTAATCTCCTAGGTGAAGTATGTGTTTTATATTATGTTCTTTTAAATAAGGAAAGAATATCTCCTCGTAGAATCGTTCTTGATATTGTAAGAATATATCGCTTGAGTTCCGGACACCGCAATGCGTGTCATTTAATATTGCTATCTTCATATTATCCCATGAAAAGTTCTAGCTTTTCTTTTTCTTTTTTCTTTTCTTTAACAGCAAAATCTTTCACTGCAACATCTTTAGCTCTAACGGTACTAATTCTTTGTCGAAGAGTATCAACATATGCCATAGTTTCAGCTGCACCAGCTTCATCCATACCCATTTGAGTAAAGTCCTCAATACCCATCTTTTCAATAAACTTCATTTTAATATCTTGCTGTTTCTTTTCTTTAGCAATTCTTCTGATAAAGGCAAAATAACATATTTGGGTAAAGTAAGAGAATGCATTGGGTTTACCTGTACGAGTAGCGGTTTCAATATTATAATTGCCGATAGCTCTTAAACAGTTTTCAACAGCATCCATTACCATTTCTTCCCTGTATGTATACCTAACAAAATTAGGTCTATGACTTAATCCTTCTGAGATCTTTAAAAAAGATGTAGCAATATAATCAGTTACTTTAGGATCAGGTTTATCTTTTTCTCTAGCTTTATTTACACTTTTAACATATTCAACAACAGCTAGAGAGAAATCTTTGTTATTGATATAGTGGGGCTTTTTCTTTGCATCAGCACGTTTGGCCATAATTATTCTCCATAAAGGCTCTATTATACCATAGTTTTGTTGAAAAGTAAATCCCCTTTTTTATTTCATTTAGGGGGTTTACAAATGACAAAAAGTGTGGTATAATATATTGTCGTCCCAAGGACAGAGAGACACTAATGAATAGTTTCTTTCTTTGGTTCCTCA